TGAAGACTTATCCAGTAATTCGCTAATGTTGGCCGCTTTCCATAACAAGCATCTTGCAGAGAAACACTCTGTGGCCATACAACATATGCGATCTTTAAACTAATCTCCCCTACCCCGTCTAATAGAGTTGCCGTCGCTTTTGGTTATAGAAGTTGTGAAATTTCCAAACTTGCCAAAGTTGATCGGTGTGCTTCTGATGTCAAAGTGTATATGAATTTAACTGAAGTGAGTTCGATGCGGCCAGCAGTGGCACGCTCGCTCGGTTGTCATACTCGCGGAACATTGGAACCACATGCAGATCCAAGTGATCCAAATACTCTTGCGGATGGTGTTAGGGAGCGTATGGGGAAAGAACCGCCCCCCTGTACAGTTGATGAAGCAAAATTTTTGCTTGGGCTTAGAACTTATACTCTTAAGTGGATAAGAACACGGGGTATACAACGATTGTCTTGGGATGCTGATACAGATTTCGAGACATGGCTCTCTATGACGCACTATCCAGAGTATAGGAAAGAAGCGTTGAGGAAATACAAGGATGAAATAACGGATCTTTTAGCTACTAATAATCATGGGGCCTTAATTAGGTTCCAAATCTCGTTATTCATGAAAGACGAATTTTATACGAAGTATAATCAGGCTCGAGGGATCTATGCCAGGAGTGATGATGCAAAAATCACTTTTGGCCCATGGTTTAAAATGATAGAAACAATTATCTATCAAGAACCCGAGTTTATAAAGCACGTACCTGTCAGAGACAGACCAGCATACATTTACAATATGTTGTTTGGCCCTGGCGCTTCGTACGTTGCGACTGATTATAGTAGGTATGAGAGACACTTTACGGCAAAAATAATGGAAAATTGTGAATTTGTCTTGTACGATTATATGCTCGGATCGGTCCAGGGTGGTGCTGAAGTTTTAGAACTGATGCGGGAAGTCTTGACTGGTCAAAATGTAATTTATAATAAGTATTTATCTGCCAAAATTAACGCTAGGCGAATGTCTGGTGAGATGAATACGTCTCTAGGAAATGGATTCTCCAACCTTATGTTCATGGGTTATGTCTGTGAACAAATGGGATTGGGAGTTTGCGGAGTTGTGGAAGGGGATGATGGCCTGTTTGCATTTACGGGACGTCAACCCAGTACAAAGGATTTTTCACAATATGGATTCGATATAAAATTGGAAGTATACAACGAGATAAGTAAAGCAAGTTTTTGCGGAAACTTATTCGATGAGACAGATAAATCGATCATTACTGATCCATATGATGTCTTAAGCATCTTTGGTTGGACCACTGCGCGGTATTTGAAGAGTAAACGTAACAAATTGAACTTGCTTTTGAAAAGTAAGGCTCTTTCTTTAGCCCATCAGTATCCAGGTTGCCCCATTTTGGGGTCGCTGGCACAATATGCACTACGTGTCACGAGATCTTATGATATATCCGGTTTTAATAAAAATAGAAGAGACATATGCCAATGGGAAAGAGATTCGAACCAGGAAGCAATAAATTACAGAAATCGAATCGGTAGAGACGAAGGACTCTACCAGGCTCCCGGTATGGGGACCCGACTTCTATTTGAGGAATTATACGATATAAACGTCAGTACTCAATTAATGATAGAAGAATATTTGGATGGTTTAGATAGCCTCCAAGTCCTTGACATACCCCTCGTATCCAATTATGTACCCTCAGATTGGGATCACTACTATAGATCCTACGTGAATGAATACGACATTGATTCCATCCCAACTTGGGATAATTTGCCCATACCTAACCTGCGCGTGTAG